CATGATCGCTGTCGCAAGTTCTTCGTTCAGGGTCAGGCGCATGATGTGCTGGATGTAGGCCACCACGTCGAAATCGGTGATGTCCAGCTTGTCATCGCGGTTCATATAATCCTTCACATAAACCGTCTGCGGGTCGGTGGTGCGGCTCACCAGCTTGATATTGCCGATGTTCTGCTTCAGCGTGCCCTTCTTATAGCCAAACGCGCGAAGCTCGGCCTCAAGAGAGGCGTTGCGGGCGTCAGCCTGGCGGGTGCGAATACGGCTGATGGGGCTCTTGTGAACCTTGCTCATCACCTTATTCACCCAGCTGTTGTTTACATCATTGGTAATCAGTTCGGGAGCGCCGGGGCTAACGTCCTTATAATCAGGGAACAGCGCAGCGATCGAATCCGGCTCAAAGCTGTGCTTCAGCGTATCATCGGACTCGGCAAAGGCGGCCATAGCGGTCTTCAAAGTACCGTAATTGCTGCTCTTCGCCATCATCAGGATCTTCTCCTGATCGGAATGGGTCAGGACGTTCTCCTTCTCGGTTTCCTTGTCGAACACATTGTGCTTCATGGTGGAATCTTCCTCCTTGTTTTCTTCATCATCGGGGTTCATTTCGCCGGACAAAGCGTCATCCAGCAGAGAATACAGAACAACTTTTTGCTCGTCGTTCATTGTGTCGATAACATCCTGAACGGTCTTTTCACCAGCCTTATCATCGTCGGGCTTTTCCTTAGATTTTGCCTCCTCGGCATGGTAAAGCTCGATCGGCTCACCAGTGTAGATGATGCCTTCGTCTTCAACGGTAGTCATGGAACCGTCGGCCTGATAAATCACCTGATCGATCATCGCTTTGGGATTCGCGGGGGCGATAACCAGGCTTACCTCGCGGATCTTACCGTGCTGAACGACCTTGGATTGCTTCTTAAGCTCGTTGGCGCAAATGGACAGCGACACGATATCGCCGTGCAGCACCGCTTGCTTCATGGTCTTGCCGTTTTCAGTCTCATTGAAACTGCAATAGGCATACACGCCGCCATCGCGGCATTCCAGAATGGCATGACCGAGAATGTTGGTTGGATCGTTGTGGCGATGGTTCCATACGAGCGGAACTTTGAGGCCATCGCAATCCTTAAAAGCGTTCTCTGCGATTGTTAACCCGTCAGAACACGGAATGTTGCTCTTGGTTGCCCAACCGCAAAAGTCATAGGTCTTTTCCATTTTGATCTTTCTCCTTTTCTTCGGGGTCGGTATCGATTTGGATCCCTCTGCCCAGTAGGCTGTAGGTATACAGAGCTGAATGAGCGATTGCTTCAGCGACTTCTTTTGTCGGCTCACTCAAATTCTTGTTTCTAAGCACATCTGCATTTGGATCGCTGGCCGGTTTCATCCCGATTTTCTGACGGATTTCATTGGATGTCATAATCTCGTTGCGGGTGAGCTTATCGGCGATCTCGGCAATGTCGTTAACGGGCACCAGATTGAACGGGTCGCGGAAGAACACGATGGACTCCTTCTTTTTTCGGGCGTCCTTCGTCAGAAATTTTCGTTTCATCTCGTCCACGATGGCCGAAAGAATCGGTTCGATGGTGCGGCTGTAGTAATTCAGCATCGTTTTGTCATCGGCTGTGCCGTTCATGATTTCTTGTGTAATACCGAGCTGACTGAACGCCAAGCCCGTCAGATACTCAACCTGCTTCATCAGATTGTTCTCTACCGGGCGGTTAAGTTGAGTAATTCGCTCCGTTCCGTCGGCGTAGGCGATGCCGTATTTACTGCCGGTGAGCTGCGTTTCGATGTCTTTTCGGCGCTGCTCTGCCTGCGCTTTGCGCGCTTCGGTTTTCACAAGATAAGGAAGCTGAATGATAAGGTCCAATTTACCGCTGCTCGTCTGTTCGTCCACCGCATCCAGCAAGTTCAGTTTTCGAACCAACCGCTGGACAGTACTGTTGCGCTCGTTAACAACGGCATAGAACGGATTTTCAACAATGCCGACCTTGCTTTTGGGCATCACGATTTCTTCCTGTTGCCCGTTGGCTTCGTTATAAAGCCGAATTCGAACATGCTTCGGCATCCATTCCAGAATTTTGCCGGTTCGCATGGCCAAAATATCGTCGCCGTCGAAATCTTTGATATCGTCCACGCATTCGAGCCGGTCGTCAACGTCCGTCGGCACAATAGCGACAACGCCTTCGTCAAACATGCTTCCGACTACATCCTGAAGAAACGCTCTTCCAGTTTGGTCGATGTTTGCCTCCAGCGTAAGACAATCATTCAGGCCTGAATCGATGGTTTCGACAAACCGATCGTTCTTATCCAAACGAACGTGCTGAATGTCGATAGACGAAACGTCCATTGCGATACGGTTGAAAACTGCGGTAATGATGGATCGCTCATTTCCGCGACTATATCGCGTTCGATCGGGTCGATACGAATACGCCGGTCCGATTCCCATAAAGTTGAAATTAGAAGTGGGGTCCTTGTTCCTTATGGCATTCCAGGCATGTTTTAGCCTATCCGTTATTCCCATTTTGACGTTCCTCCTTACTGCTCGTAGATGATCTCAAGCCCGTAAGCCTTGGCGGCTTCATGCTCGATCCGGCAGCCACGGGCGTCCTCCCATCCTTTGCAGAAGAAGACAACATGGCCATAAGCTCATTTTTTCAAGGGATTTGGCCAGGAAGCAAAGAGGGATCTGAACGATCCCGCGATTCTTCATTGATTCGTTGCTGTACCATTCATCCGTGAAGAGCGTGTTGACGATTTCGTAGCCCTTTTCCTGAAGAAAAGAAATCGCCCGATTTCTCGTGGCGACGATTTCCTCTTCGGTTTTTCCGTTCATCGGTTGACTAAGCATTGCTTTCACAGCATCAGTCTCCTTTCAAATCAGTCGAACGCTTCGCGATTAATCTTATAAGCCACATAAGCGTCCATCATGGCGGCCACGGCATCGATTTTCTGCTCATGGCGTTTCTTCACAAGTTTTCGGTTTCCGTTGGTATCTTCCAAAGTAACGCAGTTCCCCATAGTAAAGGTCATCAGATCCTCGTCAAACAAAAGCATCCGCTCCCCGGACAGCTTTTTTAGCTCGCCCAACGGAACGGACTCTGTTTTGGATCCCTGTATGACTTTCTCAATCCCATACGGACCGTTTTCACTCTCCCACCTGGCAACAAACTCTTTTGCGTTGTATGGGTCGAACCCGAAACAACGGACGTCGTATTCATTTTCGGTGATATGCCGATCCAAGTCCTCGTAAACTTCCATCATGTCGAGCACCGTACCGTCCATGACGATCAGGCTGCCTTCATTGATAAAATCCTCGTACTTGATTCGGGCTGCCGGGGAGAGTTTATTGAGGGTGAGCTCTGAAATGTAGTTTCGAGTCTTGACTCCGAAGCTTCCATCGCTAAGCGGAAAGAGAAACGTGAATGCGCAAAAGTCGTCGCCTTGCGAAAGGTCGCCGCCAAGCGCGCAGGGCATACCCCAAAACTTTCGTTTTCGATGAGGAAGTGTCTCTTCATATGTGAAGAAATACGTGAAGCCCTCCACCGGAATACCGAAACGCTTTGCGAGCGTATCGTTTCTGGTTGCCGGTTCACGTGCCATCTTCTCAACGTCTTGCTGGTACGCCTCGTATTGCACCGTTTTCCCAAGATTTGGGTTAGCCTTTAACCACATGTTGGGGTCGGCTACTTCTTCTACGGAATCCAGCCGATAGTACCAAATACTCACATGTGGAGCTGGCGGCCCTTCTCCGCGAAGAATCTTCATCAAACCCATTTTGACAGTATCGCCGGCTCCGTTACGAATGGTACCTTCGGAACTGATCTCGAGGATCAGATAATCATCAAGCTTACTACCGCCCTGAGTCAGGCAGGTTGTAACGTCTTCCCGAACGTCGCCGGAAAGCCATTCGTCAACGGTTGCAACACGTAGCTGCAATCCCTGCAATTTATCGATGGTCATTGGCCTGATTTCAAGCAAGCTACCGGTAATAAAGTTCTCAATGCCCTTCTTCGTGCTGGCAAGTTTCATCCTGGCGGCTCGACTGCCCGTTGTGTTTTGCAAACTGCCTTCTGTAAGGAACTTGAACCACGGTCCCCTTGCTCTTGTGATCGCGGTTCGAATGGGAGAAAGAACTTCTTCCGCTTGTTTCATCGTTGGAGCGGTCGTAACCTGATGGGTCGTACTTCCGTCCACATTCAGGAAGTAATTCTGAATACAGCTTGCGTACATGCTCTTGGCCGCGCCTCTGGCAACGATCAGATATTGCTCTGTAATGAGCCGTTTCAGAATGCGTTTCCGGACATAATGTCCACCTGGGCGATCCTCATACGGTTCATATACCTGTCTTTCGACATAGTAATACCAGCCAAAGATCTGTTCGGCCCATAGCTTAAAACTATCCAATAGTTTTAGATCGCTGCCATCAGTCAGTGTAAGCTCAGATTCACAAAACTCGATAAAGCCATTAACGGCCTCGTCATCGTAATACACTCCAGGATTGACGATCAATTCGTCAATACGATTCATTTCGAGGCTTATCGTTTCACATACCGGGATTTCTCCACGCATAACGGAATCTCGAAACTGACCGTAGTAAATCGGGACGGCGGTATTCGATAG